CGAACAGCTCACGCGCGGGACCGCTTCAGCGCAGGCCGCAGCAGCGCGGCAGCTTATCGACGCAGGAATTCAAACGCCAAACGAGGCGCGCATTTCGCTTGGCATGCCTGCTCTCGACAATCCTGCAATGGATGAAATTCTGGTTTCCAAAAATTATGGCGCGATGGGCTCAGAGCCTGGCGGCGATGACATCGAATCCGACGCTTCCGGAGGGCTGGACAATGCTTGAAACGCGCGCGCAATCAATGGCGGTTGATGGAAACATTCTTCGCGGTATCGCTGTTCCTTATGAAGAGTGGACTGAAATTCAGGAACGCGGCGTAACGTTCCGCGAAAAGTTCGTTCGCGGTTCCATTGACGTTCCGGACTCCGCAGTGCTTCAGTTCTCGCACCAAGACGGTGGAGTCCCTCTGGCTCGCGTTGGTGCCGGGACGATCACGTTCATTGATACCGATGAGGGGCTCCGCTTTGAAGCGTCGATTCCCGAATCGCGAAAAGACATTACTGAAGCCCTCGAGCGCGGCGATCTCGATGGTTCGGTTTCTATTGGGTTCCATACTGTGCAGGACCGGAAAACTCCGGTTCGTAATGGGGGCGTTAGTTATTTGAGAGAAGTTCTCTCAGCTACGCTCGATCACCTGGCGGTTCTCGCGTCCGAGCCCGCATACAAATCAGCGAAAGCGGAGTTTTCTAAGAATGAATCTCAATGAAATGAGAGACAAGGAAGAGCGCGTATTCAAGGCGCTCGGTGACGTCCTTGACGGAGCAAGCGGGCGCAGCCTGACTGCCGAAGAGGCTGAAAAAGTCGAACGAATGAACGCCGAATGCGACGAGCTTCAGGGGCGTATGCGATCAGCCGCAGCCGTTGAAGCTGCCGAAATGCGACTTTCGAGCGCGCGCGGCGGTTGGAACATGAACGAAACCAAGGTCGAAAAGAGCCCGGAAGCCGACTTCCGCGGATTTGCTCGAGGCGATTTTGGACGCGAATTCCGGGTCAATCCTTCGGTTGAAGGTCGCGCGCTTCCTGTCACGGGTGGAGCGGCGCCGAATGCGGCTCCTTTGGCTCCGCTCGGGCTTTACGAGCGGTTTATTTCCATCATGGATCGCATGGCCCCGATGCGGACCGTCTGCGCTGTTGATACGTTCGCTACCAGCGACATTCGGTATCCGCAGCAGGCGAGCCAGGTCACGGTTGATGACGATTGCGCCGAAGGGGGCAGTTACAATGAGTTTGAACCGACCTTCGGATCGAAGACCCCGACCCCGCGTAAGTTCGCCGTTCAGACAAGCGTGACGAATGAAGCCGTCAACGATTCGTTCTTCTCGCTCGAGGACGTGATTCTTCAGCAGCAGGCCGAGGCTCTGGCTGCGGCCCAGAATGCCGCGTTCATGCTTGGGACCGGCGTCGACGCTGGAGATGACCGGCTCTTTGCCGATCACACGAGCGCAGGGGGCAAGGAAAAGGTGGCAGCGTCTGCGACCAAGGTCACGCTGCTCGAACTGGTTTCTGGCTTGTGCGAGCTTGCGTCGACCGGTTATTTCGGTCGGCCAGGTGCGTTTGTCGTCTCTCCGGGGATGATCGATGACCTGATGACCGAAACCGCTGATTCTCGTCCGATCCTCCAGCCACAGGCGCAGTCGACGTTCTCGATCCAAAGCCCGTTTCAGGTCTTCGGCCGGCCTGTCTACGTCGCATCCGAAGGATCGGCGATGACGACCGGAAAGCATGTCGCTGCATATGTGACGCAGGATTGCGCGCGGATTGCTGATGTCCAGGGCCTCAATTTCCTCCGCGACCCGTACACGCTTGCGGCATCTGGTCAGATCAATCTCCTTGCGTCGATTCGCTCCGGCTTCGCCATCACCGAGGCCCGAGGTATCGTCACCTATAAGACCGCCTAACGGCTTGGTTC